GTTGCGGTGAACTCCCTGCGCTCCTGGCCCTTCGGCGTGGTGTCGACCTTCTTGTAGATCCACATGCCGGGGCTGAGGTTCTGGATGATGCCGGCTTGCACGTCGTTCCAGATCGGGGTCACGCTGTCCCGCTTGCTGAACTGGATGGTCGCCTTGCCGGTGGCGCCCGCCGCCCACGCGCGCCGCACCACACCGAGTTGGCCCTCCACTCCGTACGTTTCGTGCGAATCCAACAGTGGACCGCCCTTGTTGAGGCGATCCAGGCGGGCGCCCTTCATCGACAGGATGAGGTCGTACGCCTCGCCGGTGCGCCAGTCCATGCGGGGCACCTTGGCGCCGGTGTACCACACCGCATCGATCGTCCGTTTGTCGCCATCGGCCGAGGCTGGTGCGAAGGCGGCCGCCACCGTGAAGCGTTCCGTCTCCAGAGCGTCCGTGCCTTCCGCCGGAGTGCCAGGTACGTCCGGTAGGTATTGGATGGTGTAAGTCGGGTCGGTCAACGCGGCAGCCACGCCAGTGCCGCCCGCTGAGCCATCGATAGCCGCATCGCCCGACGTCACGCCCGTGTTGGTGGTGGCGACCTTCTGGTCCGCTACAAGTTCGTCCATGAAAAACTCCTTCGGTCGTTAGGACCTGAACACTCTGACCAACCGCGAATCGGAAAACTCTGCCGACGCCTTCACCGCCGCTTTCGGCTCGGGCGCGTCCGGCGTCGCTTCCCCACTGGTGGTAGGCTGCTCGACGCCCTTGTCGCTCACGTTGCGCGGATCGCAGTCCAGGATGATCCCCTTGTCGTCCAGCAGCCCGTTGATTCGCTCAATTTCGGCCAACTGCTTCTCGGGGTCGTAGCCGTTCTGCAAGATCGCCTCGGTCAGCGTCAGCGTGCCGGTGCGGATCTTCTTTAACTCGGCCATGGCATCCTTCAGCGGATCCACCGACTCGAACTTGGGCGCCGTCCACTGGACGCCATACTCCGCCTGCGGCAGTTTGCGAAGCAACACGAGGGTGTCGATGAACCTGCGCCAAGTCGGGCGGCAAAACATCGGGATGAGCGTCAGCCATCGGAAGGCCTCAATGGCGTTGCGGAAGCCCAGCATACCGGCCCGGTAAGACGAGTAGTTGACGAGCGAAAGGTCGCCGGACAGAAGTTCGTAGGGCACGTCCACACCCGCGCCGATGCCCTGCAGCTCCGTGGTCAGGTACTCGCGGTAACCGCCGGTGCTGTGGGGCGCGTTGAACTTGATGTCCTCGCCGGGCTTCAAGTACTCGATCATGCCGGGGTACATGCGCTCGAGGGTGTTCCCGGTTTTCGGGTCGGTCGACTTCGCGCCGATGGGGAGGCCGCCCGAGCCTTCGTTGCGCGTGACAATCCCCGCCAGGCACGCTTCCGTCTTCTTGCGCATGCGCTCCGCGTCCCGGTAATCGTCCAGGTCGCGGAGTGCCAGCATCACCGGCGCCAGCCACGGCACCCCGCGGACCTGGCCTGGGCGCAGGATGTTGTAAGTGTGCATCACCTCGCTGGCGGGCACAGCCTGGCTGAGAATCCCGCCGCGCGGGTTCAGCATGTAGACGCCGCCCGGGTGGTAGTTGTATAGCCAGTACGCCTCGCGTTGGCCGAAGAGGTTGAACTGCACTCCCTGGATTACGTGGCCGGTGGCGGTCCCCATCGTGCGCGCCACGTCCAGGTAGTCACCCTCCAGCACCTGCAACTGGAGTGGCACCCGGAAATTATCTCCCGCCCGCCGCCCACGGAACCGCACGATGCCGTCTCCGCTCTCGGCGGTCGTCCGGACGATCAGGGATTGCATGCCGTAGTAATCCAACTGACCGCCTGGGTCGCAGTTCTCAGCGAAGAACGGCCACTCCGCGTCGATGAGGTTGTCGAGCGCCACGTAGCCAGTCTTGGCCTGCGGCACAATGCCCGTCCCCACCGTGTTGCCGACCAGCTCCGCGATCGCCTTGGTGGCATACGGGTTGTTGCGCAGCAGGTCGCGCGACCGGTTGCGCAGGTTGATCAGGGAGGCACCGACCTCGGTGTTGGCGTCGCCGCCCGCAGTAATCCAGCCGCCCGTGCGGCGGCCCGACTTGGCACCGTCATACGCAAAGACCTCGGTCGCTGCGCGGTACTGCGCGCGGCGGTACGCTCGCTCCGGCGAGAAGTAGCCGATCATTTTGTCGAGGGCGTTCATTTAATCCCTGCTGTGCGTGGCCAAGGTGAAAGAAGGAGGCGTCCTGCCAGAGGCGCCCGCGATCGCGGCGTTGGCATCGGCGAGGGCTTTCCGAATGTCATCGACGCTGTTGAACTCGGTGGCACGGTCGGGGAGCTGTACCCGGCGCACCCCGCTCAACAGGGCACGCTGAAGCGCGTCGCGCAGCGTCAACAATTCTGTCAGGTCGATCATTTGAACCAGCCCTCACGACCGCGCGCCCCGAACAAATCGCGGCCGTTTCCCCAATAACTCTCGTCGCGAACGCGCGGCACATCGATGGGGATGTTGCCCTCGGCCGCCGCCCAGTCATCCTCGCTGAACCGATCAATCCCACACACAGCCGACGCGGCGCGGCAGAGCACCGCCGTGTCCAGCGGTTCGTTCCGCACGTTTGGATCCTTGACCCACTCGATCTTTCCAGTTGCCGCCCTGACCACCCGCGTCTCGGAGCACAGCCCCTTGTAGAACTGGTCGTCGCCGTAGGCGTAGTGCTGGTAGCCTGCGGGGAAAGCCTCCTCCGGATCGGTGGGAAGCCCCAGGCGCAGCCAGTCGTAAAATTCCTGTTTTGCCCAGTGCGTTCCGATGCTCCAAATGCGGACGTTCTGACGCTTGCGCGCGGCGTCCGTGCTCGACACCGACGCCAGCAGCTTGAACGCGTTGTCGGTACCCTTCGTCGGGATCACGGTCCGCGGCGCCGCGATCGCATCGCCGGCAGGCCCGTGCGCCGGCTGCGGATGGCGTGCGGCAAAGTCATACACCATCTGCGGCCGGAACCCGCTGTCAATCGCCATCGCCAGGATGGGCATGGTCCCGCCCAACGCACGCGGCCAGTCCTTCGCCAGCAGCGCATCCAACTCCTGCCAGACCTCGGGCGCCGAGGTCTTGATCGGGTGCCCACTCTGGTCCGGCAGTTGGATTACCCGGTAATCGACCGACCAGGACTCTTTGCCGCGTCCGTATGCCTTGATCTCCACCTCGAGGCGGTTGTCCTGCACGTCCACGCCGGCCACCAGCAGTAGGCCGCCCGCCGGCACGATGCCCAAGGGGTACTGTTCCCGCCGCAGGTACACCTTCTCCCAATCCGGCGCCGTGCCCCGCTCCGCCCACAGTTCCGCCAGCACGGTGTTGAGGAATGCCTTCAGCGTCTCCGGCGACTTCTTGGCCGCCAGGAACTCGGTGGCGATCGTTCCCCATCCTCGCTTGGGCGAGATCAACTGCGACACGCGGAATCCCGGTATGGCCGACCCTGGGTTCTGCGGGCGGTACTCGCCCCGCTCTACCATCCACGCCTTCTGGTGGTGCGGGATCTCCTGCCGGCAGTTCTCGCAGCAGTATGCCGCCTTCTCCGGCTCGCCCTCCGGCCACACGAGGCCGCCGCCCGTGGCGCCGCCGCCGAACACAAGCACCTGGAAGTAATTGCACATCGGGCACGGCACGAAGTACTCCCGCTGGTCGCTCTCGATCCACGCCTTCTGGATGCGGCTCGACCCGTCCACGGTGGGCGTCGAGCACATGACGACTTTCTTATTGCGCTCGAACTCGCCGGTGCGCCTCTCTGCCAACGACACCGGATCGCCCTCTGTCCCCGCGCTCGCCGGGTAGCGGTCGACCTCGTCGAGCAGCAGGTACCGGATCGGCCGCATGGCCAGGCCGGACGGCGAGATCGCCCCGGTGAAGGTGATGTGCCCGGACCCATCGGTAAAGACCTTGTGCAGGGCGGTGTTGTTGGAGTCCCGCGATTTGACCGCCGCGAGCTTCCCGCGCAGGCACGGCGTGTTGCGGAACATCGGCGCCACACGATCCTTGGACAGCGACTTGGCGTCCTCGTTGCGTGGCTCCACCACCAGCACCGGGCCCGGATCCACGTCCGCGATGTAGCCCAGGAAGTTCACCAGCACGCTGGTCTTGAGCATCTGGGCCGCGCTCATCAGCACGACCATCTTGCAGGGATGCGAGGGGCTCAGGACGTCCATCGGCTCCCGCTGGTACGGCCTGGTTTGCCACTGGCCACGCTCGGCCGCGGCGGCGCCGGCCAGGACGACATTCTCGTCCGACCACTGCGAGACAGTGATCTCGCGCGGCGGCAGCATCGCTTCCGCTCCGACCTTGTACATCGAAAATGTTCCTGCGGGGGACATCAGTAACCTGCGTCAGCAACGGCCTTCGAGACCTTGCGCAGCAGCGCGTCGCCTTCCTTGGCCAGGATGCGGTGGATTACAGTCTCGTCAGTGGACGCCGCCAGCATCGGCGTGAGGCGGTCGGGCCAGGCCGACACCTGGTCTCGGATGATCTTGGACACCGACGAAGCGTATTCGCCGGCTGTCGTTGCCTCAATCAGCTTCCCTGAGCGGAGGTTGAATTCCAACTCTGCCATCTGTGCCTTGAAGACCTGCTCCTTGGCCTTCGCCTTCTGGTAGAGCGTGACGGTGTCGCCAGCCGCCGCCAGTGTCTGACTGCCCCGCGTCTTGTCCGCGGTGACCGGGGGTGCGGTCATCGTCTTGCCAGCGAAGGTGTTCTGGTCCCATTCCCTGTTGGCCTTCTCCGGGTCGATCGTCCCATCATCGTTCTGGCTGATCCTGCGAGTCTTGATCGCCTTCAGAACGGCCACGTGGCTTACGCCACGAACCCGCGCATAGGCGCGGACAGACAGGCTCACGCGGCCACCCTCTGGGCTGCGATTGCATCGAACGCTGTGCCGTCTCCCTCGAGCGTCGCGACGCCGCCTGAGAATGATTGCCAGCGGCGAACGATGACATCCACGTACTTCGGATCGAGTTCCATCACACGCGCCTGGCGCCCGGCCTTCTCGCACGCGATGACCGTCGTGCCGGAGCCGCCGAACGGATCCAGGATGGTGTCGCGGGTCTTGCTGCTGTTCCGGACCGCACGTTCCACCAGTTCCACCGGCTTCATCGTTGGGTGGAGGTCATTCACGTGGGGCTTCTTGATGAACCACACATCCCCTTGGTCGCG